TTACTCATTTTCTTTATCCTCGCTTTCTGCCTTTTTCTTCAAAACTTCAATCGCCTTGACGATAACCGAAGGGATAGGCACACCCATCAGCCCCGCATTTTCGATAACGGAAATTGTTTCATTCGCAATGAAGGCAATCACAACCGCATCACGGATAAAATTAGAACCCATTACCAAATCAAGGCGGCAAGCTACCAGCACCACAAGAAGGGTTACACCCTTACGGCAAAGCCCCTTCCATCCTGCACGGCTTTCCAATGCCCCGTTCTCTGTTTTTTCGGAATTGTGAAATACTCCGGCAACAATAAGCCCGGTAATATAATCAATTCCCATAAAAATCATCAGGGTAACAAGGGCGGCATCCCAACCGCCAAACAGGGAAGCAATTACACTTCCGACAACTCCAATTCCGGTACAAATTCCTTCTTTCATTTGCTTCAATCCTTTCTGTAATGTGATAGAACAGAAAAAAGCCCTATACAGGGCTTCATATAAGCCCCATATAAGGTTTTTATACTGTTCTTGATAAGTTTGATTGCCTTTGCTTATTCAGCAAGTTCAGGGCAATCCAACGCAATCAGAACTTCCTTCACCTGATCCTTAATTCTATCAGGAACATCAGCAAAGTTCTTTTTACCCTTGATAATAAGGGTTGCATAAACAACAGCCATTTCTTCCACATCCTTTCTGAACAAAATTCTTATGATAAGATTGGTAATCAATCGTTATCACCATCCAAAATAGCCTGAACTTCATCTTTCAGTTTGTCCGGCACATCATCAATGGTTTTCAGTCCTTTTCTGATAAGGTCAGCATATACCTTTGCCATTTTCTTTCACCCCTTCCTTACGCCATCATTTCATAGACTTCACATAACGCAAGCTGTGTGTCTGTGATCTGCTGCTGCAAAACTTCCTTTTCCGCTGCCTGATTCAAAATAAATTCATCCTTGCCGTACTGAATCATTTCGTATTCAAAGCCCATGAATTCATTTTCTTCACCAACATTTTCAGAAACAGGCTGAATGTTGGTGTGCTGCCAAACGCTGAATTCATCAATTACAATGGGTTCAGGTTTGATTGTGCTTCTAACTTTGCCGTAGTTAATCATGTTTACGCCGCCTTTCTACATTTTTTCGTTTTAACAACTTCCCGATAATATCGGTCTGTAAACAACAATACTCCCTGAATTACCGATTTATATTAAACTTTGTTCAAAGCGGTTTAAGCTGCTGCTTTGGAAGGTACATACACCAACCGCCCGCCGATAACCCGATCACGATAACCGGAAGAACTATTCAGATGCCAACAGAAAGCACCCGCACCAGCACCGTTACTCCATACACCGCCCAACTGAGTAACCCGCCATCCGGGATTTTGATTCCAATCGTAATCACCGACCGGAAGGGAAGAATTTCCGGCATATTCAACAGGAATGAACAGATAATCGAAATCTTCTGAATATCCAAAAGCGGAAATATAACCGCTTTCGTATGCCGGGTGAATTCCTGTGTCCTGATAAGGACTTGCGGCGGTATCATCAGCAAAACCATGATCCGCAACATACAGTGTTCCAAAATCGCCCGCTGCGAAAGTGGAAGGGTTCTGTTCGTTCATACCGTCAATCCAAGTCCAAATGTTACCCCAAACATTTTCTTCACCACGATAGGAAACAATCACATACCCATTTGCATTAGTAACTGCACCGGAAGCGTTACCCAAAGAAACAGTTCCCCCGGTGTATTCTGCCATGGAAGTGCTACCATCATCTGTTTTGTTGGTTACGCCTATTCCAATCGCTTTCTGCATATCGAAAGAAGCATATTCAATCAACATCAGAATTTGAGAAGCTGCGATTGTTGCAGCATAAGCCTGTTCCCATCCAGCACCACGCTTTTCAGCAAGTTTACGGGTGTTTGCTCTTGTAAGATTCTGCGTTAAGCCGGAAGCGGGCTTTGCTCCCGCAATGCTGGAAAGCATATCGGCATTGAAATCTGCCACCTGTGCATCATCCAAAATGTAAGCACTTGCGGAAGCATCCCATAAAGAACCTTCAAAAGCGGAAAGATAAATATAATCATTCGTCTTTCCATTTTCAATAAATGCCGGGTGAAGTTTGAATCCAGCTTTGGGAATAGGCGAAACATAATAGCGGGCTTTTCGCATTTTTGTACCCTTTGCGTTTTTCTCCGCCAACAGGGGAACAACCTTGTAATAAAATTTGGGCTGTTCAACCATTACTTGAACCACCGTTCCCATGGCATAAGTTCCGGCGTTATTTCCTTCTTCAATAGTTACTGCCTGTGTAAGTTTGCCGCCCGTTGTAAATGCCGCATCTCCATAATAGGCAACAACCTTTCCTTCATCCGTAACATTGCAGCGTTTTCTTCCACCAAAACATTCAATGGAATTAAACCCTTCTCCCGGTGTGCGATTTACCGCACCCGCAAGGCGTGTGAATTTCTTGTTTACAAAGTCAACTTCCACACCGTAAATATCATCAGAAGTGTAACCAACAAACGCTTCAAGGTCTGCAATCTGTTTCTGCAAATCCTGAATATCACCGATTGTAGCAACTGCCGCCTGATCCACTTCAAGGGAAACATTTTCAGCGTTTCCAACTGTGGTTACAAGCTGCACATAAGCACCCGAAACGGTAATTCCATTGTAAGCGGGCATATAACAGTTACCGGAAGTTTCCCTTGTTACTGCATAGAGAATTTCACCCGCATCAGGATCAACGGCATATAAGCCCAACGCCCTCATATAATACCCCGCTGTAAGTTCGGTATTAGTGAACGCCGCTTCAACCTTGATTGCAACATCATTTGTACGGGTTACTTTGGAAATCAGGCTTGTTTGCTTTACATTGGAAAGGGAAGTAAGGCTTTCAAGCTGTGAATCCGTGTAAGTTGTGCTTGAAGCTGATACTTTGGTAAATTCAATGTTTCCGCTTCCCGCAATCATCTTTGCAAGCAACGCTTGCCCTTTGTTGGTAATAACCAACTTTGAAAATTCTGCCATAGTTTTTCAATCCTTTCTGAATTATTCGTTTATTCCAATGATTTCGCCAATAACCACACCTGAACCGATTTTGTTTTCACCGTTTATATTGAACTGTTCATTGAAATCATTCGTTATTACAACGGTTGCGGTATTCATCAGCCCGCCGCCGTGTTTAGCCATACCATCAATAGCAATATTTTCTTTGCTATCGTTGGTAATAAAATAATGGTTTGCTTCCACCGTTCCACCCCTGAAAGCCGCATTACCGTTGATTGTTTTGTAAATTCGTTCATCATTTGTGATAAAGAAATTTTCAACCGAACAAATACCACCCGCAATATAAGCAAATCCATCTGAATCACAAGGGATTTCGTTTTCAGATTTCACAACCATATTGCACGGAATCATTGTATCAATGATATGTTCTAATTCATCAACTTGCCCGAACAGTTCAAGGTTCGTTTGAATTATGATTTTGTAATTATCGTATTCTTTGGTAATTACAAAATCAGTATCGCCACAAAGGGCAATCAACTTTGAAATCAGGGCTTTCATTGTGTACGGAACAGTATTAAACCATCTTGCTTGAACTCTTGAACGGCGGCTTTCAAGGGTATCTTCCTTTGAAGGAAGAATGTTCAAAATCTTTTCAAATCTTGAAATTCCGTATTCATCAGCCGTTTCAATAAATTCATTTTGTAGAACTTGTTCAGCAGCGACCCAAACAAGAACAAATTCAGGGTTTTCCGCTTTCAAAGTAACGGTGATTTCTTTGAAATCTGCCATAAATGGGGGTAAGTAAGAAACAAGGTCAACTTTTTTCATTATGCACTTGCCCCCTTATACATTGGAACTTCATATTTTCCCAAAGTCAGATTTTCAGAAGCACCGTTCAATTTTGTATTCGCAATATCCACAATGCCCTTGATATTCAGAAGGCGGGTTTCAATTTGACTGATACGAACTACCAAATAAGGGTTATCAGCCCACGATTTACGAAGTTCAAGTAAATAATTTGAAATCGCTTCATCAATAGGACTTTGCAAGTTCGACCACCCATAACCCACATCAAAGGTAATGTTAGTTTTCACGGTTACTTCAATTTTTTCAGCACTTTTCACTTTTACGATATGCCCGATAGGTGCAACACCGTAACCTTCCCCGGCGTATTCGTCAGGATCAATAGTTTGTTGCACCGTTTTAATCAGTGTATCGGAAGCAACCCCAAAATCAGAATTCAGGATTGTTAAAAGCACCGTTCCCCCCGTTGTCAGTTTCTTATTCGCTGCCGCATTGAATACTGTATCAAGCCATTCAGCGGGTTCACCGCTTAAAGTACCCTTGATTGATTCATACCAAGATTTTACGCTTTCGGAAGGTATCATTTCATTAGGGTTCAAATCACTATTCCAAACCCTTGTTACTTTGGTACTTCCAACGCCCGGAATAGCGTTTGTTTTTTCAAGATAATCACGGGCATTACCACCAAAAGCCTTTTCATTGAAGCTGTCAAAATAGCGGGTTCGCAAATCCTCTGTATCTTCTTCATCTTCACCGGGAATAAGAATTTCGGTAAGTTCAGCGGTTTCAAGTCCTTCAATGTATTCAATCGGGATCATAGTTCCCAACTGCTGATTTCCGACAATACCCGCCGTTTCACATTGCACCTGATATTCACCATCAGCAATTTTTTCAAGAACAACAAAATTTGTTGAACCGATATTGAAACGCTGCCCGGTAACATCAATGTTGGTAGGTGTAAATTCACCCTTCAAAACAGCGTAGGTTGCTTCATACGGGGTAATTCCTCTTTCCTTGCAACGCTTAACAAGGTATTCCCTTGAAGCACTATCCCCGTAGGCTTCCGCTAAAATCGTGTTCAATTCAACATACAGCAATTCTAATTCAATTGCCGTTGGGGAATGAGTGTCAAAAATAACTGCACCTTCCCGCTTGTCAAACTTATCTGATACCCTTGCAAGCATCCGTTCAAGGATTTCATTGTAAGTTACATCATACATTAAAAATTCACCACCTTTTCAGCAACCACATCACCGAAAATCGTGTGTGCGGTAAAAGTAATAAGAACTTCACCCTTTTTTGAAATGTTAAATTCAAAATTATCAACACTTTCAATTCGTTCATCCCAAATCAGGGCTTCCGTAATTCGGCGTTCAAGTTCAGGGCAAACATAGGAAACGGGTTCACCATATAAATCAAGCAATTCAACCCCGTAATTTTGCGAATACATAACATATTGGTAACGCTCTGTATTCAGGATTTTATATATTGCCTGTTTCATAGCTTCCTGATCGTCTATATAACCCCGTACAAGCCCGCTTTCAAGGTTCATCTTGTAAGTGTGGGTTGGTTGTTTTTCAATTTCAAAATCTTCTTCAAGAAAGGCTGTGATTGAAGGTATCATCCGATTCTATCCACCACAATATATTTTTGCCCGCCTTGTTGCCTGAAAAGAATTACTTCATCACCGACAACCAACCCATTATGAACGGTGATTTTCTTTCTTCCGGCAATAGCGTGTTTGTGGGAAGCAAAAGAAGCATCCCCACTTCCACCGCTTTTGTTTTCAGTACTCCAATCAACGGTTACTTCCGTTGCGAAATTGGTAACATTTCGGGTAAGAACAAGTTGTGCTGCACCCAAAGTCATTTTCTGTTCAACCAAAATTTTCAAAGGTGAACTACTTGTTACTTTCCCGAAACAGATTTCAGCGGGTTTTCCCGCTTTTACAGCTTCAACGGCTGCCCGTTTGATTGCTTTTGTCAATTCAACTGCATCAGGCAATAAATTCACCCCCTCGAAGTGTTAAATCCATAAAATGCGAATCAAGTTTGAAGGTATGTGTTACCTTTTCAACAAGCATAAAGTTTTTCACATTTATATCACCCAAAGCAAGATTTATTACGATCATGCTTCCGGCTCTTACCCTTGTATCACCTATTGCATTAGTGATTTTCAGGGTTCTTGTTTTGCTGTTATACAGTTTCAAAAGGGCATCTGCTTTTGCTTGCCCGTTTTCCCCTTTGGATAGGGTATCAAAATATTGTAAAACGCCCCAAGCGTTCATGTGGCTTGAATCCTGTGCAATGTAAACTTCCCGCTTTCCGGTGTCTTCATTGTCATAGGTCAGCTTGATTTTGTTGTAAGTGTCATTATCAATACTTGAACTGTATTCAAAGTTTTCCCCGGTTTCTTCATCAATCATCAGGTATGCCCCTTGTTCCCCAACATACATAGAAGAAATATTCTTCAAAGTCAGCTTTCCGAAATCATCATACAGAACGAACATTTCTTTGTTGTTCTACAAGGTCAAATCAAGGGCATTTTCTATCATATCAAATAGGGAAGTGTTATCTTCCACCCGTGAAGCAATCACAAATCCGGTATTCTCTAAAGTTCCCGTATTCAATGAAAAATCCGCTGCAATCATCTGAACAAGCTGTGAAGCGGTCTTGTTTTCATACACATAGGTATCTTTATTATTCAGATACCGTAACTGATCGTAAGCGGTAACGGTGATAATCTGATTCTTATCCCGCTTTTTGGTGAACACGAACCCGAAGAAAACGGGTTTTCCATCCACCTTCAAGCGTACCGCCGCCCCTTCCTGAAAGTTGATAACTTCATCTTTTACAAGGCTGAAAGTCAACTTTCCGGGGGTGCTTCTTCTCTCTGTACTCCATTCAATCCCTTCTTCCACAATCGGAATATATGCTTTCGTACCGGAAGGATCAGAAATCAAAAGTTCTACATTCAAAAGCTGCACCCCCTTTAATCGAATGTTCCATCATCAACCCAACCGTAAACATTTGAACCCGAATCTGTGTGAATTAAATGCCACGGGTGGGCTTTACCTGAACCGTTTGCAATCGTGATTTTGGCTTTTCCGGCTCTTGCGGAATAACCCTTTGCACCCGGATAAGAACTGTAATAATGCGTTCCACCGTGAAAATTCACAATATCGCCCACCTTATAACTTTTAGTTGCGGGTTTGGATTCTGTGGATCGTGTTTCCTGAACCGTTGCTTTTGGTTTGGAAGCGGCAATCTTAATATTCACGGTCTTTGTTCCGTAATCTCTGTACTGTTTCAGCTTGATTTTTACGGTTAAATCAAAGCCATCTTTCGCCTGTTCGGTAATCTTGTAATCTTCCATTGATACCTTCATATTGGTTGAAAACAAAACTTTACCGTTTGGCATAGTTCTTGAAACGATAAATTGAAAGGGCTTCTTATCCACTTTCAAACTTTCAAAATAATCAAGAAAATAAGAAGCCCCTTTGAATCCTGATTTATAGGTTGCGAAAGGATATTTCACTTGTGGAATTCTACATTCAAATTCAACATCTGTAAGTTCAGCCGTTTTCAGAATGTTTATTTCGCCTTCATTTATCAGGGTTAGCGTTTCATTCGCATTGTTGATTTTAATTTGTAGCTTGTCAGGGGTGATTGGTAACAAGCATTTCTTCAAATAGAAATCATATCCGGTTTTACTCATTATTCATGCACCCCTTCCGCTATAATATCCACCGCTTCATTTACTGCATCTGTCAGCCCGTCAACTACTCCATCCAAATCTATCTTACCAGAAACGGTGTTGTGGTTCGTCTGTTCAATGGTAATTTCAGCGGTTGTAAATCTGTTAATAGTTTCCTGTTCGGCAATATCACGCAAGTATTTCAAATCTTCTTCTGTAATATCCATACTGTCAGCGATTGAACCCGTGTTATCGGCTATATCGCCCACACCGTCACCAATTCCCGCCGTGTAATTACTCAAATCGGAATAATCACTTGCAGAAGGTACATTTGTATCAAACAAACTTGACGGATCGAAGTTAGAAATACTTTCATCAATACCTTCACCGAAATTATATCCGGCATCCCAAGCAGCACCGTATTCAAAACGCCCAAGTTTCATATCGTCAGCGTTCATTTTTGCCATTACTTCATCACCCTTGCCGAAGGTTTCATCAACCCAACCGCCAAGAGAATCACGCCAACCTTGAACACTTCCCGCAAGGTTTGAACCGAAAATTGCATCAATAGCCGAAGCTAACGCTTGAAGAATACCTAAAACGGTATCTGCCAAGCCAAAGAATAACCGACAAACCGCCCCAATAGGATCGGTGAATACATTACCGATAAAGTTTGCAACTTCTGCTACAAGGTTATAGATAAGCACAAACACATCTACAACCAAATTCCAAAGGGCAACAAAGATATTGCCGATAAAGGCAAGGGCAACCATGAACGCCCCGCAAATAATACCCGTTGCGGAAACGGAAGTTCCGGCGAATTTATTCACCGCTGCCACCGCCGCATAGAATAGGGCTATCAGGGCGATTATAAGAACGATTATCCACACAATAGGGCAAGCATACAAAGCAGCGTTCAAGCCGTTCTGTGCCGCAATTTCCGCTGCTGTGGCGGCTGTTAAAGTCCCCGTTGCTGCTGCATGAATCATCTGTGCAACCGCCATTGCAATATGAATTCCTTTACTGATTGCACTAATGGCGTTTGCTGCCAACTGTGCCCCGTAGTAAACAGCCAAAGCCCCGGCTACACCGTAAATGATAGGGGATAGCCACGACCAATTTTCACCAACGATTTCAGCAACGCCCACAAGCAAATCAAAGATTTCAAGGGCAATTCCCGCCACCATTGATAGGGCTTCAATCGCATTGTTCACAAAGCCCTGAAATGCTTCACTATTGGCAATTTCATTCATTCTTTGAAGAACGGGTTGAAACGCCATTAAAGCGGTATTTTGGAACGAAGTCCAAATTTGCGAAAAGGTCATAGGCATAGATTCAAACTTTGCGTTTGTTTCATCTGCCGCCGCAAACATAGCCGCTTTCACAATATCGGCGGTAATCTGTCCTTCCGCTGCCATATCTTTAAGTTGTCCTTTTGGAACATCCATATAGTCAGCGATAGCCTGAATGATATTCGGGGCTTGTTCAAGAATACTGTTGTATTCCTCACCACGAAGAACACCCGAACCCATAGCCTGTGTAAGCTGCAACATAGCCGCTTCAATACCCGCTGTTTCAGTTCCGGCAATCGTAAACTGTTTATTGACTTGTTCCATAAATGCAACGATTTCTTCCGAACTACCGAAAGCATCACCCGCCATAAGTCCGAGTTTGGAAACAGCATCAGCCGTTGCCTGATATGCACCCCTCGACCGTTCAGCCGAAAGGTAAATCATATTTTGTAAATCTTGTGTGGTTTGTAACTCGTCATTCATCAAGTTCAAACGGGCGGTTGTGGAAGTCAGGGTGTCCGACAAATCTAAAGCCTTTGTAACGGTCTGAATTGTGGCGTAGGCTGCAACCGCACCCTTAATTGTGTTCATTAGGTTGTCAGCGTTTGCAACGCCTTCATTGATTTCCTGATTGAAACGCCCTTGTTCATCCACATTATCACGGATATATCTTTCAGTATTTCCTACCGTTTGGGATAACCGCAAGTATGCTTCATTTGCCGCCTGAACATCCATATTTTCAACAGCACGGTTCAAGTTTTCCTGTTCCTGAACGGCTTGATTTAACTGCCCCCGCAACTGTTCCAATTCAGAATTTGCGGTTGCCGTGCCCATATTCAAAGGGTTGCTTTCTATCTGCTGAATTCTTTGTTGAATTACTTGCAGACGGTTTCCCATATTGTTCATATCGGAAACAGCGTTTGCCGGGAACAAATTTGTTTGTGCTGCCGTTTGGGAAATGCGTTCCTGTGTGCTGTTCAAAGTGTTCAACATATTGTTAGCACTTTGAACTTCTTGTTCAAACCTTTCAACCCCCGTTCCGGTGAACACTTCCATATTGTCCGATTGCCAAACAACGGGAACTTGAACGGGTTCTTGTGGTTCGACAAGCGGATCAGGAACAACGGGTTCAACCGGAAGTTGTACCGGGGCTGAACTATCCGCGGCGGTAGGTGAATCGGTTGTTGGTGTTTCAATACCCTGCATAGCAGCATCCAATTCCTGAACGGCAATAGTAGCTTGATTGATTGAATCCCTTGCCGCATCAATCGAAGCTGTATCAACGGGGGAATTCATTGTTCGGTGCAAATCTTCCATAGCAGAAAGCCCCAAATTTACGGAACTGATAACCTGATATAGAACACTTGTAAAATTATCTTGCAATTCAATAGCGGTTCTGATTGTTGCCATACGGATCACCTACCTTTCTTTTTAGATTTTTGTTTCGCTTCTTTTTCCTTTTCTTTGTCATTCTTGATTTTCACCTTGATTGCAGCAACAACAAAGGCTTTTTCCTGTTCTTCCATAGCAAGAAAAACAGAAGGTAGAATGTGCAATTTAAGAAGGGCATAGTAAGCGTAATTCGCTTCCCAATCCCCTTCTTCTATTAGTTTTTTGCTTCATCAACCTTATCTTCAAAAGAAACATTGAAGCCCTGAAATTTCTGCACGAAAGCCGCAAGATCATTGTATTCACCCGGATCATCAACCATTGCCATCAGCAAATCTTCCGGGGTTTTAACGCCGTAGCTGTCCTGAAGCTCTGCATCATACAGATCAGGAACAACAACAGAAGCCGCAATCATACGCTGAATGTAAAGGCTTGATTTCAGTTTCGGGCGGTACATATTCGGCTTGCCCGTAACGGGAATATCAATGGTACAACCTTCACGAAGTTCTTCATTCTCTTTGGAAGAAATGTGTTTGAACTCCCAATCAAGCGGATTTCCCTTTTCATCACAAAGGGATTTTGTTGCCGGGTAGAACCCGTTTTCCTTAACGGCTTTGTTTGCCTTCATAAATTTAGCGAATTTAGACATTTTATATTCTTCCTTTCTTATTTATCACGGGGCGAACAAAACCCCTTATATGCGTTTATATAAGCCGCACACAAGGGGTTTCAGCCCGTCATTGATTGTTGTTAGTTGGTAAGAAATCCTTCAAGGTCATTGAAGGCTTCCGGCATCTTGAAATCTTCAAAGGTGAAATCCATATCTTCATCAAGATATTCACCGTCAGCATCAAACTTTGCCAAAATACCACCGTCAATGTTGCAATCCATCAGAATCATTGTCTGTCTGCCCGCCGAAGAAGTCTTATCTTCATTTGAAATCTGAATTTCAAAATAAATATCTTCCCCGGTTTCCTTGTACTGAATCATCATCTGACGGAAAATAGAAGTGTTGTAATGGAAGGTTGCCGAACCCGTACCCTTCCAACCGGAAGCCTTGTTTCCCTTTCCGGTCTTGCCAAGAATGGGAACTTCCGTTTTGTTCTTTTCAAACTTTGCTTCAAGGTTGATAGCCTGCATAAAATTATAGCGGCGTGTACCAATCGTAACAAAGCACTCTGCCAAAGCCGCAAATACGGTATCTTTGGCTTTCATAGTAACATTACCGTTCATTCTCCTTCACTCCTTCCTTACGCCACGGTTACGGTCATATACAGTTTGCTCATTGCATTTACCACGGTTACAAGGTCAGTAACCACAACAGATTTCTTTGTGTTACCCTGTTCAACAGTAACATCAGAATCAGCGAAGTTTTCAATGGCTCTGATTTCCTGTAACTGTTCGTGGTGCTTTACAATATCCGACCAAAGGGAAATTCTACCCGCCGCATCGTTGGGAACAACGCCCAAATACTTTGTATTGAACAGAACCGCAATATCATTTGCAATCTGATCCATAACACGCACGGTCTGATTATCCTTGAAAATATCGCCCTGTGTGTCGGAAGTAGTAACCATAGTGTTAATATCTTCAAGCACACGAACATCAGAACCGACCTTGTGAAGCGTGAATTCACCCGCTTTAATAGCCTTCTTCAAATCGGTCTGTGTGTAATCGGTATCAACAGCAAATTCACCGTTGTAAATCTTGTTCTGATTGCTCTTGTTTACCTCACAACCTGCAGAAGCACCCGTTACCCAATAAACAAGGCTTGCTTCACTCCAACCATCATCAAGAACCTTGTTCTTAACGCTGATTGTGCCGTAATAATCGGCTTTTGCGTAATTGTAAAGCACAAGCTGAAATTTGATACCCATTTCATCACGCAAACGGTTCACAAAGGAATTGAAAAGCCCCTTTGTGGTATCATCCGTTACCACAACGCCCATTGTGTTGTAGGTGTAGGATTCAATCTTATCAAGATAGGTCTGATAAGCTGTTCCGTCAACTGTACCGTTTTCACCACCCGTAAGAGGGGTTGAAGCGGTAACAGCAAGGGAAGCTGCCGCCTTGAATGTTACAAAATCATTTGCAATCAGATCAGCCGCCTTTGCAACGGTCTGTTCGTCAACAACTGCCGTATCAAGAACGGTCTTAACATCAAACATATCCGAATTGTCGGCGTTCTTCTGAACGGTAATCTTCAAATCATTACCACGAACACCGCAATAAAGGGCTTCCGCATAAGTGTTTGCGGCTTTCTTGCCCCCGGAAGTAAGTTTGTAAGCATAAAGGGTTTGCGTATTCAGGAACAAATCACGAAGCCCCTTTAATTTGTCGTGTGTGTAATCGTAGCCAAAAATTTTCAGGCTGTTTTTCTGAAAATCCCCGTTAGTTACTTCAAACACATCACCGTCAATGCCCCAATCCAATTCAAGGGGCATTGTTGCAATACCTCTTTCGGAAAGGGCGGCATTTGCGGAAGCTGCCGAAATGAAATTGATATATGCACCCGGCAATTCTTTGTTCTGTGTAACGAAAGTTCCACCGCCTAAAGCCATGTTATTTCACCTGTCCTTTCATATATTTTTCAATCATCTGTTCAACGGTTTCAACCGTGTATTGCTTATCAGGGGAAAGAAGGGTGTTCACAATATCCTTCCTGCCCTGAAATCGTTCAGCCGCAAGCAACTGTTCTTTTGAAAATGAACTTTCAACTTTTTCCGGTTCGCTTGCGGCGGCGTTAGTTTTCTTTACCGCCATTCACATCACCTTATCCTTTCACGGTAACATTTTCAGAAATTTCTTCCATAGCATCATAAGCCGCCACCTTGTAAACGAACAAATCATAGTTCACAAAGAAGTTCAGCACCCCATCCACTACTTCATATTTCATTTTTGTGCCACGCACCAAATCCCCGGTAACGGTTATATATTCAAGGCAAGAAAAAAGCCTTTCTGCAACTGCATTACAATCTTCATTCGCACGGCTTTCATCTGCCGGGAAGAATTGTATGCAAAATTGATTCTGCCTGAAATATCGTTTTCCAAAGAATACCCGGTTTGTGGGGTCGATACAGAACACAAAAAAACAAGGCTTATTCAAACCTTGTTCAATGGATTCTGTATATGTGGTGTAATCATCACCAAATTCAGCATTTAAGGAAATGCTGATTGCTTCAATTATTGAATTTATCATTTCATGCACTCCCCTAAAAACTTTTTGATTTTGGATTCAAGCACTTTCGGGGTTATATTCTCTAATTCCTGTTCGGAAGTAGTCAGCATAAATCTACCCTGAACCCACCCTTTATGATTGGCTGTTCGGTGTCCGTACTCCACATAGGAAGCATATTTAACCGGGTTCACGATCTCAATAACAAGGGTGTTTCCGAAATGGTTTATTTTCAGGCTGTCAGCATAGGCTTTTCCCGCTGCAACTGAACTTTTACCTGAACCACCAACCGCTTCTTCATGGGTTTTGGAAGTCCAACCCCGGCGAAGTGTACCGCCTTTTTTACCTGAACTTTTGGGATATTTCCCAACGGGTGTACGCTTGATAACTTTAGCAAGTAGGCGGGCGGCAAGTTCTTTTGCACAAGAATCAACAAAGGCTTCAACATTGCCTTCTTGAATTTTGTTCAACTGCTTTTGAAGTTTCTTCAAGTCAGCCGCCGTAAAACCGCCCATCTTACCCATCAAGCCCACCCCTCAAATAGTTCAAGCATATATTCACAATGCGAACTGTAAACAGCGGGTTCACTACTTGCGGAATATTCGGTTGTAGTTCCGTTTTGTTCCACAATGATTTTTGAACCGGGTTTGATTTTGATTTCCGGTGCTATGAATAACTTTGTGCCTTGTGCCATAACTGCCGCCGTTTCTGTCTGAACAACGGCGTTCAGTTTTTCAAATGATAGTTTGCAAGGCTGATTTTCGATTATTGGAACTTCTTCATTCTTTCGGGTGATTTTGTTTTTTTCATCCCGTACATCACGCCGTTCAAGAACGGTACAAACACCCGTATAGGTGCTTTCAATCGCTTTTCTTGCCGCTTTTTGAGCGGCTGTCAATGCGTTTACCATTTTATTCTCCGATAGTTTGAAAATTCATCCCTACCGTAAGAAAGAAGATAATTCAGAAAATTGTTCAATCGCTGTTCAGCGGTCAAACTGCCTTCCCCGGTTGCAAATACAGTATTGGTATCACCCGTTTGTATCTGCTTTACCGCAACATCTAAATCAAGCCCCGCAATGCTATCAGGCGAAAAGGTTTTCTTTGCCGTTAAGAATTCACCTACTGCCATATCAACAGCGATATTCACCAAGCCATCAGGTATAGAAGGCGTGTTGCAATCGTTCTTTATGGTATTTTCCACCTTCTGAATTGAAAAGGAAAGGGCAAATTCATCCCCTTCCTGCAACTCATATCCAAACGATTTCAGCCGTGCCTTTACCATTTCCAGCATTGGGATCACCGCCCTTCAAATTATCCTTTGGAAACAATCTTACAAAGGGCAATCGCCTTGTGAGGGATAGCCTTTGTTTCATCATTGATAATGTTCCAGTTCGCCCCGTTTTTCAGGTCAGCATTGGAAGCGGAAGCTGTTACACTTGCGGGCTTCTCAAAGCTGATACCATCCACGCCGCAAATATAGCGATCACGCACATAAAGCGTATCCTGCCCGCCGTTGGTTTTCGCATCACGGCTCATTTCATACGGCACGGAATCCCCAATATCATCAAGGACAATCGAACCTTCACCCAACACATAGGTTGTGTAAACAGGTTCGGAAGCCGTTGCTTCATAGTAATTGCCGATATTGGCAACATCAGGGGTTGCAACGGGGGTATAAACATAGTTTCCGCTGCTGCCGCTGCGGGTGTAATAGGTCTTTGTGCTGTCAATCGCCGTATCTGTAGTTTTTGCGGCTGCCGTTACTACTTCCGTAACGGGCATACCGTCATCAATAAGGACGGTTCTTCCGTTCCAAGTCGCAAGGGCAAGATCACGCTGCACCCCGTCAGCATCCGTATAGGTCAGATACTTCAAAAGGCGAAGGTTTTCAAGATTGGTTGCAACCTCGCTGTGCATGATAGCCAGCTTGAAAATGTTCTTGTTATCGCCGCAAGCCTTCTGAATTGCCTTGTTCAGCGTGGAAGCACCCACCTTTGCATCATCACCGGAATTGCCGGAAATATCGTAAACATGGGCTTTCAGGAAATCAGCCGCCGCCTTTGCCGCAACGCTTGTTCCATCTGTTTTCATGCTGAAAACGCCTTCAAGAATGGCAAGCAACATTGCCTGTTTTACTTCCATCTTGTAATCGCTGATCTGTGCGGCAACATTATCCATGAAATCAACGCCTGCCGTAATATTCTTGCTGAAGCTGCGTTCAGTCCACGAATCCATACGGGAAGCAACCACAAAGCCCTGTTCATAGGTTGTGGTGCTGGTTGCGGTAATATCGGTGTTACCGTCATTGTTCTGCGAAGTGCCGCCGCTGATACGCCCAAAATACGGTACACGGGAATAAAGAGAACCCGTTTGTGTAGCCAAAGCGTTTCGGGCGTTCTCATTGCTGCCAACCGCACCCGATTTTGCAAGTTCGGTTTTGGTTGTGTTCGGAATTCGGGCTACATAATGCCCGAAAGCCTGCGGGTTGAATGTTTTAGAATCAAACTTTGCCATTGTTTAATCACCTTTCTTCTTTAATCAATTTTTACATCCGGGTTTGCCACCATATAAGCCGCAAGTTCCGAATAAGTCATTTTGGAAGTGTCAACTTCCGTTCCCGGCTTTACTTCACCGGAAGCCCCCGGTTGAAAGCCCTTGAAAGTCTGCTGTTTCTGCTGCTTTTCGGCAAACAGATAACCTTCCGTTTTCTGAACCTCTTTCAACTGTTCATCAAGCCCGGTCAGCTTGCCATCTTCACCAAGTTTGATTTTGGTGGTGTCAATGAAGGGCTTGACTGCCTTCACATTCTTTGCCCCAGCTGCTGTCAGGGCGGTATCAATGGCGTTATCCAGTTTAAGTTGTTTCAGTTCTGCTTCATGGGCTTTCTGCTGTTCGGCGTTCTGCTGCTGCAAGGTTTCAATCTGCTTTTTCAGTTCGGCATTGTCGCCGCTGGATTTCTTCAAATCTTCAAGCTGTTTATCTCTGTCAGCAACAGACTGTTTCAAGGTTTTGTTTTCCTCGTTTACCTCGTTGAACCTTGTTTTTGTAACAAAGTTACCATCAAGGGAATCCATCACCTTTTTTGCCTGTTCCTCTGTCAAGCCCATTGCAATCAAATCTTCTTTTTTCATGTTGTTTACCTACCTTTCAAAATTTCCGTTTTTTACCGTGGGTTACGAACCACGCATTTTGACCTTGTTCTTTACCGTCTGCAACGCTTAAAAGACGAAATCACCATTTAACCCATAGCTGGAAGATAGCCGGATCACCTTCTTTCTGAAAAAGGGCATGAAAAAACCACCCTTGAAAAGTTAATTTCAAAAGTGGTTTATTTTCATTTTTGCTTTTCTTTTTCGTAAAACTCACATTGCCCGGTGTTATCGTAAATATCCGGTGGTTTATCGCCGGGTTCAATCGGTGTGTACGGGAAGAAATCAGGGTGTGCTTTGTTTATTTGTTCAGCACTAATTTTTCCGTAAATGTGGCATACAGATTTATCATAACCACATTCTTCACCGCCTACAACCCTTTTATCCCTGAAAATGCAATCCTTACATTGGGAATAATGGTTCAATGCGGCGTTATCTGTCAACACTTCATCCGCATACCTTTCTTCCAGCGTTTTCTTTTCAGCCATTCAACCACCTTCTTTCTACCGCTGCGGGGTTTGCCCTATTACTTCAAGATCAATATAGATTGTTCCGGGTGTTTTTTCAACCTTTGTAACACGGAAGGTTGTTCCCTGTTGCAATATGATTTCCGATTCTTGCCCGAAACTGCTTTGTGGTTTCAATCCATCCCACGATTTACCCCCGCCGTTTCCAAAAGCGGAAAACGGTTCAACATACATCATTTGAGTACCGGAAGGGGCGTATATGTTCAGGATAATATCACCGCTGAATCCTTTACCCTTTGCCACGCCACACGAACAAAAGCCGTATTCCGTGGGTTGTGTTCCCAAAAGCAAGGCTTCCAATTCCGATTGTGAAGCGTGTTGCAGCTTATCCATAGGGATATTGAAGAACTTATCCATTCCGCTAAACCTACACCCACGCTGCAACCAAAAATCTTCCTGATAGGTTGATTTTTCGATTATATCAGTCATAGCGTTAATTTCTTTTCGCATTGCCCCCGGCTTCATACCGGAATAACTAACGCCTATCTGATCCAAGTCCACATTGCCAACACCCTTGAAGGCGTTTGTGCCGTATTCAATGCCCCGCAACGGTTCATTAAACTTGTGATAACTTTGGGTGTAATCGTAAATTGCATTTCTCTGAATGGGCGGGGAAGTTCGCCATACCTCGCCGCATTTATCACGCAACAGGGCATCCGCTTCTTTGGTGCTTTTCGCCCACATAGCCGCATCCTTGCGGGCTTGCGAAAAGGCATCATCTACCGCTGTATCTATTATACCACTTTTTTCAACATTTTTCAAATCGGATTGAACTTTTGAAATTTCCTGTTCGATTTTCTTTAACTGCTGCTGAATATCGTGGTAACTGCTGCCTTCCGCATCCAATTCTTCAAGCTGCTTGTAAAGGTCTTGATACTTCTTCATCAAGTCAGGATCGGTTTCAGTAATGAACTTGCCTTCATAGTATTGCTTCTTTCCGGCAATGTTCAGGCTTTCCCAATCAGCGGTTGTTACATCCTTATTGTACCAAATCCCGGAATAGGTCTTTATCTCGAAATCGTCAAGTTGCTGCTGAACCGCTGCTTTTTGGGCTTCAAGTTCAAGCTGCTTCTTTGCAAGGGCTTTCTTCTGTTCGGATTTCAGCTTTTCATTCAGCTTTTCTTGCCATTCCGCTTTTTGGGCTTCAATGGCATCCATATCAGATTTCAGGGATTTCAGCTTTGCAAGATCATCCCCATCAGTGAAATCTTCAAGGCTTCCAAAGTCCTTTACAACTTCATCATAATTCCAACCACCGGAAACAGCCATAAACTGCATATTCAAATCTTCAAGCTGAACATCAGCATCCGCAATTTTGGCTTGCAGCTTCTTCTTTGTCAGATATTCCTTCTTTGGGGGCGGGGTGGGTTCAGGCTCTTTATGGTGTGAGTAATGAAGGGTTGAACCATCATCCACCACATCAAACCCGGATTTATCGCCACCATCAACAAAGGCTTGCTTCCATTCCTCATAGTTCATATCATCCGGGATATAGTAGGTTTTGCCCGTTTCTTCATCCCTTGCCGCCCGTTCCCCAATATCCCCGAAATCTTCATCAAAATAGGGAACTGTGGTTGAACGGCAATACACATGAAAGGGCGGGGCGGTAACTCCGGCTTGAAAATCCTTCATGGGGAAATGCTTTCCGTCAAGGCTTCTGCATATATCGGAAGTGTGGGAATCCAGCGTTGCCACGATTTCATATTGTTCAACATCAAGTTCATTGAAACAATCCCTTTGTGCTGCTGAACTGAAATAGGCTTCTTCTGTCATAATCAGCCGCCCGGCGTTCTGCTTTGAAGTGTTCATCTTCTTTGCAAGTGAATCAATCGCCTTTTGCGGATCAGCCCCAAGCATGATATTTTGCGTAAGTTCCCCGTGAAGTTCCGAAATCAGCTTTTCCTTGTTAGTCCAAATCCTTTCAGAAAAGTTTTTCCCATCAACCGCCCACGGTTTAGAAAGAACCTTTTCAATCTGCGACTGATCCAGCCCTGCAATATCCCAACCAATATTGAACCCCTTTTGAAGTTCATAGGCGGTATGATAATAACCGCTTTCAAATATATCACCCATTGCCCCGGTTACTGTTCCCATCTGTTTTGAAAACATAACTTCAAGGCTATGCTGTGTTTGAATTTTCAGGGCTTCCAGCTTTGAAATATGGTACTTTGCAGAAGCATTTTCCAATTCCTTCATCCAACCGCCCATCAAAGCGTTATCCTGCCCGTATTTGATATAATCCTGAACATCCCATTGAAATTCTTTCAGGGCTGCACCTTTCAGATATTGACGGGCTTGTGCAAGGGTAATTCCGTTGTTATCGGCAAACCGCTGATACCACCGGGCAATTTGCCCTTCAATCTGCTTTTGGGCTTCCTTGTACTGCTTTTCTATTTCAGCAAAGGCGGCTGCACCCTGCCCGTTTTGGGCTTGTTCAAGCTGTTCAAACCGTAGCTTCCAATATTCGCTATTCTTCAACCACTCCACCGCCTTTCACAAAGCGGGGAACAATCAGGCGGTAAAAGCTGCAAACTGTTTTATTGTTCATTGTCAGATTGAACTTTTTGAACCGCACCAACATCAGCCAAGCAAAGAAAGCGAACACACGCCCTAAAATAGGGCTGTTGTACTCCACTTCAAGGGTAACGGGTAAAACATCAATCTTCTTCATTTTCACCTTCTTCACCTTCCTTTTGCAGCGGCTGATTGCCGGATTGCTGCCCGAAAGGGTTATACCCCTGTTCCTGCTGCCGTTCAAATTCGGCTTGTGCTTCTTCTTTTTGTTTTTTCAGGCGTTCAAGTTCCTTTTGCGGATCATCAACCCACGGGTGCATACCAACAATGGTTTCATCCGAAAGAATACCAACGGAAGCTGAACAATTTGCAATGGCTTCTGTTTCGTTGATAAGAATATCCCGGTTGAAAATAACCGTTACTTCCTCACCGTCAAAATCGCCATGCCCGGTATTTGCCAAATGAGAATTGACAAACCAAAGGATTTCTTCAAAGGCGGCTTGAAGTTCGGTTTCCATATCATTAGCATCCAAATCAATATCAGAATACATTGATTGAATGTTCATCTGATTAGGGTTGCCGGAAAGCCTATCATCTTTGGCATCATAACCCATGCCGTTTTCAATGATTGCCTTCTTGAAAATTTCCACAATCGCCTTGTAATTTTCTGCATTTACATTGATTTCAAGGGTTTCAACCCCGCCTTTGGTTTCGCCGTCATATTTGACTTTAACCGCACCGTATGTTGCAAGGTTCTTTCTGAATTCCCCTAAATTCGTACCGTCATAATTCTTCAAAACAAGAATAGTATTTCGGGCATCCTCTTGCATATTGTTTTCAAAGTCCGAAAGCATAACATTGATACCGTCTTGAAGGGATTTCACCTTTTTCAAAAGCGGTGTTTCCTGCTCATTGTACTTAATCGGAATTAGGGGAACTTTCGACCAATTAAAGCCTTGTACTGTTCCATCTTCATTGACAATCGAAACATGGGGTGAATCCGTTGCTTCCTCATTGACAACATCAGGAACAAGCGAACCACCATCCAAAATGAATTTATGTACCCCGTCAAGGTCATAAACTTCAACCTTTTCAATGATAACGGGGCTTGTTCCCTCATAACCCACTACCAAATAAAGCCTTACGGCAAAATCAAGAATAGTGTGTTCGTTATCTTGCCAAAAGGGAAGGATTTCATAACCGGGGAACATACGGAAGGAAAATTCGCCCGTCTGTGTGTAATACGGATACAACCACGCAATACCACTATTCAAGGCGGCTTTTCCTGTGTTCTTAATAGTTTTCATAAAGCGTTTGTTGAACACCTTTTTCAAAAGTTCAACATACTGTTCATTCTCACCATCTATAACAAAGGGCTGCCCCAAAAGGTAATTTGCTTTTTGGTTTACCAACTTTCCGTACTGATTATCAATAATGCGGTTATTCGGAAGGTTTTCAACTTCTTCCAACTTACCACCTTCACCGATTATAGTTCTTTTGCGGGTTAGAATATCGTGTTCGTTGTCATAGTACAAATGCCCTTTGATCTGCATTATTCTTTGTGGGCTATTCTTCCACTTCAAAATCTCTTTTTCAAGAAATTCCTTATCGTGCATTTTCCCACGCACCCCTTGCAACGCCCAATTTGAAACACGCAAAGCCATATTGCCGATAAAATCCAACACTTATTTCACCCCTTTCTTTATCGTCTAATATCAACAAAAGCCCGAAAACACAAGGTTTTCAAGGCTCTTTGTTACTAATGTGTTATTTTTAATCAAAACTAAACGCATCCGGCAATAGAATTTTCGTTACACCGTATCGCATAGAATCCATACCGTGCGAAAATTCGTGATCCGGCTTATCGGTAAGCTTACCATCTTTATCTTTGCCCCAACAGTAGTTATCAATTTCTTTCTTGAATTCCACACAACGGGGATGAACTACAATTTGATAGTTCTGAATCAACTGAATACCGTGGTTCACGCTGTCCTTACCCTTTCGGGAAGGTTCTGCCTTGATACCTTCATCTTGCAGTTCAGCGATTGATTTAGGTTCGGCGTTATCGCAAATAATTCTTTGCCCGCCGTACCCCTTATCCTTGATAGCCTGTGCAATTATTTTGTTGGTAACGCCTGTTTTGTACCATTCATCAAACACATAGATTTTCATAGCAGCGTTATCAACCATTTCACACACAAAGGCGTTTGGATCAGTAAAGCCAAAATCAAGGTTGAACGCTGATTTTATATCGGGGATTGCCCGGATCGTGTCAACATTGAATTCTTCACATACAACATTGGTGTAAATCAGCCCTTCCGCAATGCCCCATTCGCCTTCACCTTCTATGCGGTATCGGCGGGGGTTGTTTTTCTGCATTTTCAGAAATATGCTGCGGTCAGCTTCATCCAGCCATTCATTACATTGCCATGTGGTAGTTTTTACAAAGGTATCTTCATCAGGTGTATCAAAGAACCGGGCTTTCAGCCAGCTTGTAGCACTCCACGGGTTGAAGGTCAGGGTTATTTGCTTGAAATATCCTTCCGGCACTTCACCACGGATTGACAAATCAAGTTTATTGAAATCATCTTCATTTGTGATTTCATAGGCTTCTTCAATCCATACCCAACACAAAACACCTTTATCAACCGAAATAGAAGTGATTTTCAAACCATCATCCAAACCACGGAACAAAATCTTTTGCCCGGTCTTTATTCGGGTAATCTGCATAGGGGAAACGGTACAATCAAAGTAACCATCAAGCCCCAATTTGTGAATAGCCCATTTCAGATCAGAATAAACGGAATCACGCAAGGTATTTGAATAACGCCTTACGCATAAACCGTTGCTTTCCGGGTATTCATATAATCGGTGTATCATGTTCAAAGCAGCCGTTTTTGATTTCTTTGAACCACGGCTTCCTTTGCAAACACGGTATCTTTTCTTTGTGTGCCAAAAATCAGCGTAATTCTTTCCAACAGCAGATTGCAGCGATATTTTCATAATATCACCGCCTATTCCGTCAGATCGTTTACAATCACAACAGGTTCAAGATCAACATTCACATTATCCTTGAACATACCGTAACGCTTGCCGATAAGTTCAGCAGCCTTCAAGCGTTCCCTTGCCGAAACATCAATATCCGTAACGGTTTGAACACCTTCACCGATCAGCTTTAACACCTGTTCCGTATGTTCACCCCTCATTACAGCCGTAAGATATTCAAGAACTTCCTGCGCATCAGCCGTTTTTTCGCTGTGAATTTGTTCAAGCTGTTCATCTATATATTTTTTCAGGTCAGGTTTTGTCAAGTTTTCCTGACCTATCTGTTTAGCAGTTTTCGGTGAATAACCCGCCCGGATTGCTGCTTGTGTAGCATTACAATCAATCAGGTATTCATCACAAAACCGTTTCTGTTTTGCGTTCATAACAGCAACCCCTTTCTGCAAGTTTATTTCAAACATCATCCTTTCAAAAAGATTTCCCCCCGGAAGGCAGGAGTTCACCGGGCGAAAAATCCGGTTATGAGCATCCTTCCGGGGGAAATTGAAAAATCACCCTTTGGAACTTTCGTTCCGTTGGGTGATTTTTCACGATACCATTATATCATTCCTGTTCATTGGAATTCAATAGGTTTTCATAGGTAGTTTGAAAATCCTTCAAAGCGTAACCGTGCAATTCAACAACATACTGATATGTAAAGTTCATTTCAACAGCTACAACTTCAAGCCTTTTGAATTCAACATAGTGCTTATACAGAATTTCAATGTATTTGCTGTTCTTCAAGCCCTGAATCTGATTGATTATCTTGTGCTTATCGTCAACGAAGGCATCAATTTCAGCATTGATTTCTGCTTCAAGGTCAATAATTCGCCCGATCAGCTTCACAAACGGGGCATCCCCGGAAGGGCTTGTTTGCACACGCTCTTTTGAATAGTCAATGCTGCCTGCACTTTGAGACTTCAAACGCAAATCGCCTAATTCCTTGATTTTCTGATTTATCACGGTATCTAACCGTTGTAACTGCTGCAAATATTCTTTTGCTTTCATAGCAACCTTCCTTTCTTCATCTTGAACCGATAACTTGAACCGCTTCAAAGTCTTTATTTTTCGGGGCTTTTCAGAAATCAGCGGTTCAAGGGTTCAAGTTCAACTTGCTATTTTCTTTATAGTTATTTTTAGAGAATCATTGCAAATTGTTGATACTATGAAATCTATCTTTTTTAAGAAATCAAAAATAACTTGAACTACTTGAACCGCATAGCGAAAAACCCGCATAATACAAGGCTTTCAGGCGGTTCAAGTTCCCACAACTACAACTTGAACCGCAACTTGAACCGCAACTTGAACCCCTGCATATTTTGAAAATTAACTTTCAAAAATCAGCTCTGCACACAAGCCCTTTATCCAATCACGGCGGGGAATCTGTGCAATCCATTCATCAGGAACACCGCTTTCACCACCACAACCGTAATATATCCCGGAAAGCCCGCCAGCAACCGCCGCAACGGTATCAGTATCTTCACCCAAATTCACGGCGGTAAGAACGCAATCCCGGTATGTGTTGGTATTCAGGAAACACCAAAGGGCGGCTTCCAGCGTGTCAACCACATAGCCGGAACTTCTTACAAAGGTTCGTTCCAACCATTCAAGATCAAGCAGCTTACCAAATTCAGCAAGCATTGAAACATTTTCAATCTGTTCTTTGAACTTCTGAATTCCTGCGGTAATGGCTTCTTCCTTCTCCATGCCGTTCATCAGGTTTTCAACAACTGCTACATAGATACGGCAAGCAAAATCAGAAATGAAATGTGCGTGTGTCAGGTGTGTAACGCTCAAAAGTTCCTGTTCCTTTTCCGGGTAATCAGGCAACATTGCAACCGGAAGAATACGCATCAAAGCCCCGTTCCCGTTATCCATGCGGGTTTTGCCGCCGCACTTTGCAGCATCCTTTCCGTTGGCAAACCGGGCGATTGCCCGCCTTGTTCCACCGCCTACATCAAACACTTCACCGTAGGGGGTAAACTTTCCATCATTCAGCCAATGGAAAAAGTTCTGCATAATATCAGCCGGATCAATCTTCCCCAATTTCACCATACTATCAAGGGTTGCAAGTGTCAGGCTGCTATCATCCGACCATGTACCGGGCGGCTGGTTGTATGTTCCGTAACCAGTCATATCTGTAATGGTGAAGGTATCACGCTTTCGGAATTCCACCGGAACACCCAAAGCATCACCAACCACAAGCCCTATAATTCCATCATAAAATTTGTTCATTGTCTGCACCTTCCTTTCCCATATTCGTTGTAGGTATCAAATTTAGGGTTTCACACCGCATTTTTACCCTTTGAAAAATATTCAAAAGTTCAGTATTAGAAACAGGAATTGCAACCGTTTCATCCTTCTCTTTGTTTCTGAACATTAAAATTTGTTCGTTTCCTTTTGTCTGAATTTCAGTTAAAGAAACATCATCAATATACAAATCAACCATCTTTACACCCCCAAAATGCGGGCTGCTACCATATCGGCGGTGTGGGTGTAAAGAACATTCGGGAAATTGGTTACTGCCCGCCCGTAACTGTTCCAATTCTCTTTATCATCAAAAGCCCCCATGTGCCACCTGATACAATAAAGTTCTTCATCTGTAAGCTGAATGTGCTGTTGCAGCATCATAACCGATTTATCACCATGCCCCGGAAGAAGCGTTGCATTGTTATATTCCCACGCTTCATTTTCGGTTCTGTGGTAATTATCCAGCTTGCATAAATCGTGAAACATTCCCACAATGTAGGGGCTGCGTTCCTTCATCCACGACAATTCAAGCCTTTCTGTGAAGGAAAGAAGGGTTTTCGTTACGGCAAATGAATGATCGAACAACGCCCCGGAATATGCCCCGTGGTGGTGAATGGAAGCCGGGGCTGTGAAGAACCCGTTTTCAATCAGCCATCCCTTGAAATCTTCCGGCACATAAGAACCCATCAGCTTTGAAAACTGTTCAATTCTATCTTTTTCAGTAAAATTATTCATCATCTGAACTCCCTTCCTGTTTTTGTGTCTTTGATTTTTACCCGTTCAATCAGTTCAAAACCCGCTAAACGAATAATGAACTTCAATACCTTTATCAATTCGGAAACCCGCCTTTCGGTTTCGCTTTCCTCTTTGATTATGTTCTTTGTTCCGGCGTAAGCCGTAGGATCAGCATAGCCTTCACTGTTGTAATATGGATTATTCATCTTTGCCACCTTTCAATTTATCCATCTGATAATAGGATCACCCTTGAAGCCCTTTTCCCACACAAACCACGCATAAGCAACAGCACTTGAAGGGTATTTTGCAAATTCCCCATTCATAGCACATATCAGCCGGGAAGAACTCACATACACGGTTTTAGGCGGGTTATGTAGGAAGAATTGCTTGCGGGATTTCCCTTCAAGGAATTGCAGCTTCAAAAACATTGCAACTTTCCTTCCCGGCTGCACACTATTCAACGCCTGTTCAACGAATTCCAAAGCGTATTTATAGGGTGGGTTTGTGATAATATCCCCTTCAAAATCATCAAGGGTTTCTTTCAGGAAATCCAGCGGTTCAGGATCACCAAAGCCCCGGTATATTAAATCTGTGCTGATAACCTCGAACCCGTGTTGTTCCAGCACCCTTGACAAATGCCCTTCACCACACGCACATTCCCATATAACCGGGGCAAAATGTTCTTCCGCAAGCAGAAGTTCCATTGCACGGGGTTCAGTAGCATAATAATCATGCTGCTGCCTGTCCTTATCGCTGTGATTGGAAGCACCCAATGTTGTATAAATGCTTCTTTGGTTGCCCGTCCAATCTTTAGCTTCTGTTTCTCTCTCTCTCTCTCTGCTGTGTTCATTCAAAATATTCACCCCTTTCAACTATCTACCCGAACAAATATCCGGTATTTCTTGCCGCTGATTTTCTTGTCAATAACTTTCATGTTCAAAATGCGGTTCACTTGCTTTGAAAATTCAATGCTGCTCATAGGCTGAAAACTGTTGGCAAGGCAATATTCTTGATACCGCCTATAAACCTTGTTTGTTGGCTCATTCTCAATCTGAAATTCTTCATCTTCACATTCTTTGAAAAATCCCAAAATTGGATTGTTGTTTTCTTCATATTCATCCATTGCCGCCTGAACCTTTGCGGAAATGGTAAATGCCCGGTTCGTCAGCACCCGCTTCAATCCGGCAATACCTAAATTTATCAGGTATTCCATAACTTCATCAGATTTCAGTTCGTGCTTTATATACGGTTTGAAATCAGGATCAGCTTTTGAAAATGTGGCGTTGAATGGAATGATTGTCAATCGCCGCTGCACCGCCCCCGTTTTATCCTTGATACGGGGAATATTATTTGCAGAAAATAACAGCTTTGAATAATTGTTGAACTCAAAAGGATTTTGCCCCTTGCGTTCTGCTGATACCCTTTCACCCGTTACTAACTTTTTGAAGATCGCCGGGTTTGCAATGAATTCATCCCCTATATCATCACCGATATTTGCCAGCTTGCCGAACATTTCAGCGGTTTTGAACCTATCACCAAGTTCTTTCAGATCAAGGGAAGCAATATTTTCTTCCCCTAACAGGGTTTGAACCATTGAAAGGAAGGTGCTTTTGCCGTTGGATTTATCCCCAATCAGAATGAAGGCTTTGCCTAACTCATTTCTGCGATAGAAACAATACCCAATAGCTTCTTCCAGCAATGCCCGGATAGCCGGATCATCACAAGCAATTTTGTTCAGCGTTTTATCTGCTAATTCTGAATAGGCTTCCGGGTTGTAATCCCACCTGATTTTGTTTGTGATAATGTGTTCCGGGGTAAATGCCACAAAGGAATCATCCACAATGTTATATAACCCGTTGTTAAAAGCTATCATATTGGCATCTTCCGCTTTTGTGTTTTCCCTGATAAGAATATCAAGGTAAGCAAGAACTTCCGTTCTTTTCGCCCTGTTCAACTGTGGGATATGCTTAATCATTTCAGCTTCAATTTCTGAAAGCCCGGAAACATAAATTCCGTTTTTGTAGATATGTAGCTGATTGTTGATTTTGATAATGTGGTGATTGTTCTTCAAAAAGGTTGCGAACTTGTCAAACAAGAATGTTGAACCCATGAAGAAAACAGGCTTTTTGAAAGCATCATCACGAAGGATTGTTTCAATTTCATCATCCGAAAGCGGAACTTTCAGCACAAATTTATTGATTATCCTGATTGTTTCCCTTGCTTCTTCCACGCTGAAATCATTGCTTTGCAGCGTAAGAATATAATTGAACAGGCTTTGATTTCTACCATCCCCGGCATCCATGTTCAGGAATTCCATGTTTGATTTTACGGGGTGAAGCCAGCGGGGAAGGGGCTGTGCTTCCTCATTTTCGGCGGTATCATAAAGGATTTCCCTTTCTTTGCCGTCATATTTCAACACTTCATAGGAATTCCGTGTACCGATTTTAATATCAGCGGTCAAACCGATTGCCAGTTTGCAGCCTGTTTTGTTGGTTGGTACTCCGCTGTTCTTGAATAGGAAATGCTTGCCCCTGCTGGTACGGTAAACCCGGCAAGTCAAGGCGTATTCCTGCACTACCTTGAACAGTATTTCAGAAGTTTCAGAATCATCAATATCAACAAGAATTGTGTCTGCTGCCAATATTCCAGCGTATTCCGGCAATGACTGAACCTGTTCAAAGGTTTTGAAATCTGTTCTGCCCTTGAATTTCTCTATGCACTTTTTATTTTTGGTTTCAACAAAACCTTTGAAGAACAATTCAACTCACCACCTTAAAATGATTCTAAATACTTTTCAAACTGTTCCTTGAACCGTTTGTTTGCCTTTGCATCTGAAAGGGCTTTGTTGTAAGCTGCTTTGTATTCTTTCAAATCAGCTTTCGCCTGTTTCAATTCATCCTTTGAAACAGGAAGCCCGTTAGGGTGCTTTCGGCTTTCAATCAGGCTGGTTGTATCAGCCGCTTTCTGCTTATTGTCATAGTATTTTTTGCTGTTTTCCTTCCATAGTTCCGTAAGGTCAGCAATCCTATTTTGAAAATAAACTTTCAAAGTTTCCTTTAGTTCATCTTCATGTTGCCAATCCAAAGCAATCACTTTCAACAGCTTTTTGAACCGCTGCTGTGAACACGGAAAGAAGAAATCCATGTGAATATTCATGTACCCGGTTTCCCATTTAATGTATAAATCATTGTTCATCACATCACCCCAAAATCTGATAATCTTTTATTTGCAAGGTCTATATACCATTGCTTATCTAACTTTTCAGGAACTTCAACCCCGTTCACCGTTTCATTCCAAATGAAGCAATGTTCCGGGGAATTAGGGATTTTTGCGGGCTTCTTTGTTACGGCGTGAACCTTTTGAACCCCGGCATCAGAAGCGTTCTTTGAAGCAAATACCCTGATACACTTTTCTTTCACAACCCGGCTTCCGTGTAAGATATGGGTGTATTTGCCGCTGATTTTGGAAACAAGCTGAAATTCCTTCAAGGCGTTGCAATCTAAAACGGTTCTTCTTACGGGTACACCATGCACCATATATTCAACCAATGCCCGGTTTACAATCGGCAAATCATAATCAAGGGAAGATAATTCCTTCACATACGCCCCCTTTGATTTCCAATGCCCCCACGAATCAAGGATAATGTAATTGTTCACATCCTTTTGGTATATCTCCCGGTATTCGTCAAATTCAAGGTTCAGCCCGGTTCTGATTTCCCATTCATGGGCTATATCATCAATCAGGCTATACCATTGATCTTCATCTTGTCCTTCCGGCATCTTTACAAGTACACCATCAGTATTTGATTGAATGATCTGTGCATGGGGTTCAAGGCGTTCAATCAAATCCAGCAAAAGCAACTGCCCGTAAACACAAACCCGGTTAGCCTGCAAGGGATCATAAAGGGCATTGTTCTTGTCCTTCATCACTCCATAAGTAGAATTCAGCACTAATTTCAGCGGGGCTTGCAGCGGGTTCTTTTCCGCTTTGTATTTCAACCTTTGGTTGTAAATCTCAACGAATTTTTTCGGATCGCTGATATTCCGGCTATGAAGGTTGTATTGCACCATCAAAGAGGGATAAAGGGAAGCAACATCCATGTTCAGGAAGTAACCCTTGCCGTGATATTTTGGAATTGCCCCGTGTACGCCACCCCATCCGAATTGGTGGGGAACACCCGCAACCACAATATCAAGCTGATTCTTTTTCCCGTCTTTCTGATAACAGCGGTTTTCCGGGTTTTCATACCATTCAACCACCTTTGAATATTTTTCAATTCGCATTGAATACGGAAAATCAATTTCAAATTCATCATCATGTTCTTGCTTTGTGGCATCAAGGATAATTGCCGAAAGCTGCGGCTTTGTCTTGCTTATCAGTGACATATCAAGGGGCTTCCCTTGACAAGCTAACTTCACAAGTCCAATGTGGGCTTCAAAATCCTTTTTCCGTTGCAGAAATACTTGCACCGTCTGTTCAACATCATGCTTGCAATATTTGACGGTTTCAGCAATTTCTTCATCCGTTAATTTGCGGTCAATATCGAAGGGAACAGAAGTTTCTTTTATATCGTTTCCCATGAACCCCTCAAAAGACTTTAACCCCCGGTCAATGTTCATCATCACATCATAATTGTTTAGGGGATATTGATTAAAAAGGCTGCTGAACTTCCAGCCGGGATTTCCCTTCACAATGATATAATCATTCACTTTTTTAGGATCGAACCCGCAAAGGATAGCTTTCAAAATGTACTGATCGTAGTGTCGGCTATTAAAACCACACCAAATTTCCCTTATATTTGCCTTATATAAGGCTTCAAGTTCTTCCGGTGAATTGATTATCACATGGGTTTTCTTTGCGGTCATATCCATAACCACGACAAGCCAATCATAAGCGAAAACCTCAAAATCATAGAATAGCACCTGATTCACTCCTTCCTGTGTTTTTGAACGGGGTTGCAACCGTTCCCCCGCATTACCGGGGCAGAAATGCCCCGTTGCTCTGCGTTAATCTTCCAGAACATAAACTTCCTTGATTTCAAATTCGTTGTACCCCTTGCTGTTCTCCCTGTAATCAAGCTGGTACTCGAAGTTGTTATCAATGGCTTCCATGACATCCATAATCATGTTGCCGTACTGATTGTAGGTCTTGAACTGCACATCAACCGGATCAGCCATTTCCGCAACCAACGCCCGTAAAAACTCATTGGCAATGTGAATCTGAAAGCCCTGTGTTACAACCTGATTCATAAAGATCAAGCTGCCCTTGTACTCGCCTTCCAAAATCTTCATCCAGCAAGTAACCATCGGATCGCCTTTCTTGCTCTTGACAAGCTCCAGCTTTGTAACCGCCACTTCATAAGTATCATGCGGAACTTCACGCCGCCCGCCGTTTTCGGCTGCTTCCTCAACATCCTTTGCAAGCCCTTCCGTGTCGATTGCCTTATCGAATTCATCCCAAATGTTAGCCATGATTTTTCACCTTTTTAACCTTTCTGATTTTTAATTTTTCTTTGTGGTCAAGATACCCTTAACCAATTCAAAAGCCTGTTCTGCTGTGAACCCTACTTCCACATAGGCATCATAAAGCTGCTTTGCCGTGGAAGCGGATTTCTTTGCCATAGCTGCCGGATCAATCTTGAAGGGATTTTCCGGGGTATGGCTCTTTGTCTGCTGCCCGTTCTGCTGCTTGATTGCCGCATTTACCATAGCAATCAACAGATCATCAGGAATACCAAACGGATTGTTCATTGTGTGTACCTACCTTTCTTTAATCTCTTGCTTTACGCTTACGGCGGGGCTTTTCCTCACCCTCTGCCGGGGCTTCCGGGGGATTCATTGCACCATCAGCCGGGGTTGCAGCTTCCGGGGCGGGCTGTTCAGCTTCCTTTTCGGGCTGCTGTTCTGCCGCCGTTTCAGGGGCTTCCTGCGGGCTTTCAGGTTCAGTGGTATCAGTTGTAGGCTGTTCCTCTTTCGGGCTGTCCTGCGGCTTATCTGCGGGTGTGGCGGGGGTTTCCGCTTTCTTTCTTCCGGTTCTTCCCGTCTTTGCCGGGGTTGTGGATTCTACCACACCGGAAGCGGCGTTTTTATTTGCTTCATCATAAACAGCGAACAGGGCTTTCACATCAAGGGGAATATCCTTTGCGTTCACTCTCAAACGCCCGCCGCCGAAAATTACTTCATTGCTTTTGAAGCTGAAAGTACGGGTTTCACCGTCTGCCACAATGCGGGCAACCACATCCACCATTCCGGCAACCTTGTTTGCAACCTTTTCCTGCAAGTTCGGCTTGATCGCCGTGATTTTATCGCCGCCCTTGCGGGTAATATCCTTGCTGGTGTCCTCATGGGAAATCAGGATAATATTTTCATAGTCAAGGTTCATCAGGCGTTTCAGCGTGTTCAGGAATTCGCCACGCACCTTATCCCACGCACGGAAGGAATCATCCGATTCATGGGTAATACCCATCTGCTGGTACATATAAAGGCGGCAATGTTCATACAAATCTTCCAAAAGGTCAACCACAATCGTTCTGAAAGTGTTTTCCTTCTTTTCCAGTTCGGAAATCGTGTCCTTGAACACATCCCAAGCAAGGGTTCTTTTCGTCTGTCTGCCTTCAACCTTCACTTCATCCTTAATGCGGATATACGGGGCATCAACGAATTTGATATTGCCATCCGTATTCAGCATCAGCGGATCAGGAAAGTTGTTTGCAAAGGTGGTTTTGCCGCAAAACGGCACACCATAAATCCAAAGCACACGCTTTTCAACTGCTTCAATGTTCCTTCTTTTGTTTTCGGGTAATTTAATCATGTAATCATTTCCTTTCTCACAATATTCTTGAAATTCGCAATACCTACAAAGGTAACTTTTTTCTTGCGGGAACTCTGTTTCCTCATTCACCGCTTTTATTCCAAACAGGAATTCAATCACCTTTTCAGGATTGAACCCAATTTGAACCGTTTTAACTTCCACCCCGGAAAGTTCTTCTATCAGGCGTTGCCTGAATTCCATTAGGGTTTCCGTTTTCTTCTGCCGGATTGTAACTTTGGGAATGAACACCAAATACATATTCCGAATCTTTTTTCCGGGGTTGTTCCTCTCGAAAAAGTATTTGTATTCATGAAGCTGCCCCGATTTCTTATAGCCTGAAACATTGTTTGAATACTTGAAATCGTAAAGGTCAAACACATCCACATCTTCACCGTATGGGTTATGAAGTGCTTCTTTTGACATATAGCCCATTGGTACAAGGTAATCAATGAACCCGTGGAAATCATCATCCTTGATTTCAACTTCAAACTTTCCACCGGGCGGGATTGCCGCCCTTGCAAGTGGGATCACTGTTTCAAACTTGATTATCTCGTTTATGTGTTCATCCGTGATAATCGGGAAACTGAAACAATATTCCCTGATTGCTTCTTCAAGGCTTTTTTCAATCCCGGTGTGAACCGTCTGCCCCAAAATCAAAGGGTTATCAGGTTCAGTTGCCGGAATCGTTGTTAATCCTTGAAGATAACGCATTTTGAACTTGCGTTTGCATTTTTCAAAGCAATCAACGCCGGAATGTGAATACCGCAATTTATCACCCCTTTCACTAAATTTTTGAATTCGTCAAACCCTTCCGGGTAGAGGAAAACCCCGATCCCGCCGCTTGTGTTTATCCGGCTGATATTCAGCTTTTGCAATTCGGAAGGTCTGCCGTTGGAAGCCTTTACTTCAACCGCAAGCATCACCCCATTCACACAACATATCAGGTCAGGAATACCGGATTTCTGAAAGCCACCGCCCCAAATTTTGGTGTACCAACCGACCATTTCAACCTTCATTCTGTCAGAAGGGAAGCCCGCCGGATATATACCGACCGAATGAAAGTATTTCTTGATCTGTCCTTCAAATAGCTTTTCTTCTGCCATCACTTCACCGTGATTTTGACGGAAGCGGAAACATTACTTATTTTGGAATACTTTGCAGCAACATCCGGCAAATCTTTCTTCAATTTTGTGCTGTCAATCGTGGTTCGGGTTGTGGCTGCAATATAGGTGAACTTCACATCTTCATTTTCAAAGGATTTCACCCCGTACTTTTCCATAGCCGCCACAAGCTGAACCCGCATTTCCTTTTCCTGCTCCTCAATCTGCTTTTTCTGCAAGGTCAGGGTTGCAATGCTTTTGATAATTCCCGCCGCTTCCGTCTGCATGGTTGCAAGGGCGGTTTCCTCTGTGAAGGCATCTTCACAATCCGGGGAAAGTTCGGTGCATACATCCTTGCAGCTTTCCTTTTCCTCACATTCCAAACAGCAACACACCTTGCCGCAAGCGGAACTTTCCATTGCCTGTTTGCACTTAATCATTGTTTGAACTCCTTTCCAATTCAGCGTTCAATTCCCGCTGAATTTGTAAAACTGATTTTGAATAGTTACTTTCAAAAATGCCTTGTTTCCATAACCGGGAAGCCCCGGTTTCGCCCATGTTGTACGCCATCAGCACCTTATCAGGGGTTTCATACTTTTCAAACAGCTTCCGCAATATGAACATTCCCGCCCGAACATTGCCGTATGGTTCGGTAAAATCGGTAATTCCAAGCTGTTCTTGCAGATACGGGTGATTGATTTCATTGATCTGCATCAACCCGTAATCATTGGTTTTGCTGATAACATCCGGCGTGTACCCGCTTTCCTGCTGGATCAACGCCATCACAAAGGTAAAATCCATTTCATAGGCTTGTGATAAGTAGAAAATGAATTCCTGCAAATCTTCATCCATAGGCACATTCAGCGGTACAAATTTCTGTTCCCCGTTCACCCATTCACCGGGCATTTCACCTTCAAAAATTCTTCCGTCAGGCTGTCCGAAAATCAGAACTTCCTTTTGGGTTTCAGGTTCGGATTGTTCGGGGCTGTCATTTCCTGAACAAATTGCCCCAATACCGAACCCCACAAGGGAAAAAATAATTGCCACCACTACCCACGAAATCAGAACACGCTTACCAATCGAAGCCTTCTTGATATTTCTTGAATAGTTCATCTGTATAATCCTTTCGTAATTCCAAAGTGTGAAGAATATCTTCTTCAACCGTTCCGGGGCAAATCATCAGGTAATAGAAACAAGGTTTTTCCTGTCCGATCCTGTGAATTCGCTTCTTGCTTTGTTCAAACAGTTCACTTCTATCTGTCAGTGAAAAGTAAATGATTTTGTTTGCCTTCTGCAAATTCAGCCCCATAGCCCCCGCCTGATACTGAACAAAGGTTACTGAATCCCCGTGTTCCTCATAGGCGGTTAAATCTTTAATGCTACCATTCACGATTGAAAACGGGCGTTCCATTTCAAACACGATATTTTGAAGCGTGTTCAATTCTTCATTGAAGTTATAGAACACAATCAACCGATCTTCCGTTGATTGCACCAAATCCTTAAAGGCTGCAACCCGTTCCCGGTTTAAGTAGCTGCACATCATACGGGAATAAATCCGTTTTGAAAGGATCGTATCACCTATGAATTCACGCACTTCAATGGTAATAACTTCATCCCGCATGAACTTCCGGTATTCTTTCGTTGGTTTAGAATGAATTGGAATCATCATCTGTTCGGGAAGGTCAAAGACTTCTTCCGACTTCATAAAGATTGCACCGTGTTCAGCAAGTTTCTTTTTCAGGCGGTCAACATTTTTGTAACCTACCACATGGGGAATTCTGAACCCGCTGTTGTGATCTTCAATCCATTCCGTTTCAACATACTGCTTGTAAAAAAGGTCTTTGCTGATATTCCATCCAAGCAACCGAAGCTGCGACCACAATTTTTCATACTTCCCGGCTGTTGGTGTACCGGATAGCAAAATCACATTTTCAGGCTGCATTTTCAGGATAAATTTTGACCGTTTAGCGGTTTCGTTTTGGATAATGGAACTTTCATCAAGCATCAGGGTAAACCCGGATATATGGGCGAAATATGAACGCCTGAACACCAAATCATAGTTTATAACCCCTACACATTTACCGATTGTTCCCGTGAATTCTTCAAGCTGCCGCTTGTCGGTCAGGTCAAACACCGTTAGGGGGTAATACTCCCGGAAGTGCTTGATCCAATCGTCAATTTTTGTTTTTTGACAAACCAACACGATTCTTTCAGGAAAGGAATTTGCTTTTTCCGAACCTACAAAGGTTTTCCCTAATCCCATATCAAGGTAATAGGCAACCCGGTTGAAATCTTTGGTTTCGTCAAGTGCCTTGCTTTGGTGGGGGAATAGCTGCATATCAGCACCCCCTTAATCTGTATCAACATCAATCCCGGTGATCTGCTTGAAGATTTCCTTGTCAAAGTTCGGAATTGCTGTGATAACTGCCTTTTGACGGTCAGACAAACCACACCACCAAATAACCGCACATTCGGAATTATCCAAAATTTTCAGATAGCCGCCTGTGGTTTCCGCTTCCGGGTGTGCTGCTTTTTCTTCGTCCGTCATATCCGAAAGGTAAATGTATTCAAGTACATCCCCCGGAATCTGATTCAGCAAATAGCGGGCTTTACTATTCAGCCAATCTTCATAAGTCAATTCAGAAGGCTTATTGAACAGATAGATTTTCGGGCTTACGGTGTTAAAACACCCGTTGGAAAAGCTGCACTTGTTCCAATCGCCGCTGTTCCAATCGCCGCTGTTACGATTGCCGCTGTTCCAATC